ATCTGCACATCCAGCCTCTTGAACCAGGCAAGCATGTTGCAAAATTCAGGAGTCTTGAAGGATATGTAAGGGAGTATCAGCTCCCTGATGCTCACACTTGATCTTTCAGTGCGCATGTTCTTGATGGTCTTCTTGTCCATCTCCAGCTTCTGGCTAAGGAAGTGTATGAACATCTCCTTGCTGATGCGCGGCTCGCTGGCTGAATGCAAGCTCAATCCATATTCCTTGCTGAGCTTGGATCGCAGGTTGATCTGTTTCTTCATGTCATCAAGCAGGAATATGGCCTTGGTGCTGGCCACGTCATTGATACAATAATCAATGATCATCTGCAGCTGAAGGGTATCCTCCACTGGCTTGTAATGGGGATGAGGCATCTCCTCCACATTATGCCAGTCCATGCTGTATTGGACCCACTTGAGTCCACACTTCTTGGCATCGCTGTCCCAATGGTTCAGCTTGAATATGTCAACCTGGCGCATGCTCAGCTTCCATTCTGGATAATCCGCAAACTCACCGCTGTTGGCTGTAGTGATCACTTTCTGGGCATAGGCGTATATCTCAGCGCTTGCATTCTCCGCAGGGATGACCATCAGCCTGTCAGCCTTCTTGAGTATGAACTCCAGAATCTGGGAGTCAAAGGCGATGTTGTTGAAGCCGAACATCCATGTCTTCTCTGACCTGCATTCTCTGAGGAACTCAATCAGATGCTCCATGTCATTGCGTAAGGGATGGACAACGAATACTTTGCGTTCTGTTCCTGAATAAGACTCAAAGACCCCGATGAAGCAGTTCATCAGGGTCTCTAGGTCATACACCCAATGCTTGACGATCATTTTACAACAGGTGGTTCTATGACTGGTTTCTCATCCATGTATTGCTTGTAGTCGAATACGTCGCTATTCACCGCAAAATGTGCGATGAATGCATCCATGTCATCCTTGGATTCAACATAGTATTCATACCATGTCTCAAGGACTCTGCGTTCCTCTGAATAATTCTTTCCATTGTCCCTGGGAGCCCTGAGGTAACTCACATCACCCTTGTCTGTCATCTTGGGGACAAGCTGGAAAGACTCCTTGCACTCTTTACTAATGACAGCCAGTACACCCTGGTCCTTGTCAAAGATCACCTCATTGTATGGGCAATCTATCTCCACTGGAATCATCCTGAAGGTCTTCCCTCTGTTCCATGAGGAGTGGATAAGCATCATTGATTTTTGCATGTTTTGTTGTTTTTAGGGTTTCTTTTTCTAAATCGGGCAGATCGCATAATTCGCCTGTAAATCTAATATGTTCCTCATCAACTGCGAGCATTTGGCTGTATAATTTGACATACTTGTCAGGGAACAGGAAGCTTTCCATGTAGACCCATTCAGGACTACTGTATCCATAGAAGTCCCTGATCTTGTTCTTTACGAGCAGGGACAGCTTACCATACCTGCCTTCAATGACCTTCTGGTAGTCTTCATGGATACAATGCAGATCAAAGGACATGGCCACCATGCCATCCCCGATATCATGTATTTCGTCAAACATTGGATTATGCACGAGTGATTCCAACTGGTATTCCTGCCAGCTGAAATCATCATGTGGGTTGTCAAAAGTCAGAATTATCCTCTGATCTTTCACCGTGTACTTGCCTTCCCATTGCAGATAGCACTGCTTGAATGGAAACATACTCGCCTTTTTAAGGCCAAGCACTGGCGCCAGAAAGCTTCTTGACTTCTGAAAATACCTTGGATACAACTTCTTCAGTTGATAGGTCATAGAAGGAATTCTTGATAGTCAGACTTCTCGTTTGATGTTATTAATGTATGGTATGGCAGGGTAAAATCCTTGTTCCTGAAGTGCCTGTCAGCCATGTCAAGGGCTTCAATGGTACTGGTCATGAACTCCTCCATGCTCTTCTCAGACACCCTGAAAGGTGCGATCTGCATATAAGGATCCACTACAAGGAACCTGAACTCCACTGGATAATCCACACCATAGGTGGTCATTTTCACGTTGTCGACAATCATCTTATAGATGGCTGCCTGCAACCAATACTTGTAATACTCCACTGTCTCCCCGAAGGTAGCCAGGGGCTTTGATGTCTTCTTGATGTCATTAATGCGTATGACTTTCTGATGATGATCCACCACCAGGTTGTCAATGATGCCGCGTATGCCGAACTCATAGTCAGAATACATGACTAGCTCTGTCTCATTATAGACATCCTTTACCATGTCCATACCCATGATCCTTCTCATGGATGGGTTGGTGGTGAATGTCTCGCAGACACGCTGGGCGAATGTGACCATGTCCTTGTCAACCACGACCCTGTTCTTCTTCTTGAGAAGGAAGTCGAGGTATTCCATGTTCTTCTCAGACATCATCCTGTCCAGGCGCTGCTGATCAGTCTTGAGGGTCTGATGCAGATTCTCATCCTTCAATACGTCAAGGATGGCATTCTGTACATTCTCAAGATAAGGAAGCATGCTTTCCCTGACATCAACCACATCGCGATATGCTTCTGTAATATGGGCATGCACCCTCTCCATCACACGCTTGGGGTTTTCACTGGGGAAACTTCCTGGAATGACCACAAACTCATCATCAAAATTCTCTGGATTGAGAAGCATGCAGTGGATGAGTTTACCTTCAGCCATCGCCTTGTCTGTGACATCGTCCCTTTGTCTGAGGACATAGTGTTGGTAAAACGCACCAGGGCTGAACAGCAACCTGTTCAATCCTGAATACGACATGAGGAATCCATTGGCGAAGAATTCATCCTCGAGTTTCAATCTCTCTACGAGATCGATTTCATAAGTACTAAGAAATGGTTTCATTTGGCTCTTCTGTATTTAAATCTAAAGCTTCACAGAAGGAGTCCAGAACAGCAATGTAGACACCTGGATTTGTCTTATCGTAGCTCCATGGCTTGCCATCAATGTAAAGAGGTACTGGAAGTATCTCCTCCACATTGTCATCGTCAATCCATCCAGCCTTTGTCATCTCGTCCTGTATTGTCTGTGCGGGGTTTATGAAATCCCACTTGTGCCTGCTGGCACGGACGAAATGCATTCCTATAATTATAGGTTTGGGCAACTCCTCAAGCGCTGCTTTGAATGCTGCCTTGTGGGATGTCCAATATGCTGCAGATGCTTTGCGATACTTCTGGGTTTGCTTGCTTGCGATGAACAATCCAGAGCGTGTCATGATCCTGCTGTTCTTGCTTGAAGGCACGGCTCCTGGTATGAATAATGGTTCTTTTTTCATTTCAACAATGTTTCCAGCTCCTGTTTTACCCTGGATGCCCCGAACTCCTTGACTGAGTCACTGATGTCCTTGGCCATCTTCAGATGCAGGTATGGGATTTTGAACTCCTGGTTGTATTTCTCCATCATTCTCAGCCCCGCCTGGTCATTGTCAAATATAATATACTTTTCAGGATAATCAAGTATCCAATTCATGATACCCTCCAATCCTGAATTTTCGCTTTGTGGGGAAATGTAGTCCCCATCTATTCCCAGCGACCTCATGGACATGATGTCCTTGAGGGAACTGCATACGAATAGTCTTTGTTTGCCTTTCACCTGGTCCCAACCCTGGATATGGTTCTTGAATGTCATGAACTTGGGATCATTGCCTGGCCTATAGACCTTGTACAATTCGCCAGTACCTGTAAGATATCCATATGCAAAAGCCCTCAACATAAGCACAGATCGCTCTTCTTCTCTGACCAATGTGACCTCAGAAAGAGCTTTCACATTGTAGAAGTCAAGCAATTTGCTGCCTATGTTGTAAGGACTCCAGAAATCCACGTCAGTCTTGGTCCAGGGACGCACCTTGTACTGTTCAACCTTCCACTTGCCTTTGGGTTCAATGATCTCATGAGAAGCAATGTTTCCTTTGAGATACTGCTGATAATCCTGCATGGCCTTGATGGCAGCCTCTCTCTTGCTGAGACTGAACAGATGTGCGATAAGGTCAATGCCGTCACCTTTCATGCTGGTGCAATGACAGAAGAACCTATAATGGCACTTGCCATGATCATTGACAACATAAATACTCATGCTGGGGGTATTATCCATGGGATTGAATATGCTTTTCACCATACAATTCTGACCCGTCAGCTTTTGGCTCAATTTCAAATAATTTTCGAATATCCATGTGGATGGAATGTCATCAGTCCTTTCCACAACATTTCTACTTGAAAACATAAGCAAAAGATTAGTGAGGGGAGGACAATGGCTCTCCTCCCCGTCACAAGGCAACACTAAAAACAATTAGTCCAGATCAAGATCGCTGCCGCCGTCCCTTCCACTGAAGGACTCAACTGGCTTCTTTCTCTTGATCAATGATTCGCTGAATGGAATCAGTTTGGTAGGCTCTTGTTCTTCAACAAAAAGCTGGTATCCTTTTTTGGAACCTTCGCTCTTTGGAAGGAAAAGGCGGTATTGAGTGTATCCATTCTTATTCTCGTATTCAGATCCTGTGATACAGAAATGCAACCATCTGTCCTTGCTCACCAAATACGGCTTGGCATTCTCAATGTACTCTTCAATGGTGCTTCCTTGGATATCCTTCTCTTTAAGAATGTCTGAAACACCGATCTCTTTTGCAAAGTTCCACACCCAACGGAAGATCATGTCCTCTTTGGAAGTGGTGTTACCATCCTTGTTGGTGTAGTCACTGTAGGAATACTGCTGTGTCTGAACACGAGCAACCTGGCCTTGGTAGTTACCCAAGTCAGGGTTTTCCTTGTCAACTGGTAATCCTTCAAAACCATCGCCCACTGGCTTGGTCTCAAGTTGCAACAGCATGTTGAACGCTGCTGCGTCATAGGGAGGAGCCTCCAATTTAATGTCAAGTACTCTGGCAATCACGATGCCTGGTTGGATTACTTTGGGCGTCATGCTGGCACCCATCTTTTTGTCTGCTTCTTTACTGCTAAACATGTCAATGATAATTTAATTGGTTAATAATGAATTGAGTGAATTAATCTAAATATATGCGGTCCCAGTGTGTACTGACACCGTTTTCTGTTACTTCAGAAAGGACTATGTCCTTGTTTCTAAGATGCTCAGGCCTGGCTCCGCAAGAGATCTCGTCGTTGGTCTTAAAACTGAGGATGTTTGTATTACCTTTTCTGTAAAGATAACCAATGGCATCAGATCCGCTTGCTGTTATGCGTTTTATTTTTCCTGTGAGATCTAGGTCCATACTGGTGAATTCATTGCCCGCCTTCTCTAAAAGGGTGTCTTTCACGTGTCCCATCAGAATGATCCTTGGGGCAAGTCCTCTGACATAATCAAGCACTTTGGTGTATGCTGTACGCAGCCATTGGTAACCTGCTCCATTGGGCATGTTGATGATGGTGCCATACTTGGCTTTGCCCTGGGTATACCAGTTCATTCCCATGCTGGACTTTGAATACAGATCCTCGGCGTAAGAAATGCAGAACTCCTCAAGTGCTGTCACCGTATCTATGGCGATGTACTTGTATGGATGCCCAGCGTCCTTGATCGCTTTACCTATCTGCTTGAGCGTATCAATGCTGTCCACCTTCATCTTGAGGGCCTCGACATAGTCTGAGCCATTCTCAAAATCCAATATGAGACAGTTATCCAATCCTGCAAGCAATGTTGTCTTACCAACCTTGGGCTTGCTGAATATGATAAGTTCCTTAGGCGACTGGGTGAGTGCCTTTACTGGCTTCATCGGAAGCTCAATTTTCTTTTCTTCCATTGTTCTTTGTTTTGCGGATTAGATTGTTCAACCATGATTTTGAACTGACTGGCTTGTCCCATATGATCGCATAGAAGTCGCGTATGGTCATGCTGGATATGTTCTGGTCTGTATCATCCTCGATGATATCATCCGTCTTCTCATCCTGCTCATACTCGAAAGGTATCTCTACAAGCTTTCCAACTTCCTTGGATTTCTTTACAAGCATCTTCAGGTCTTCCACTGGCAATGCCCAGGACTTGGGACTTGCACCAGAGACCTTGTTGTACTCGTTCATGGCAACCTTCTCCTTGTCGATGACAAAGTAGATGGGTTCATCATGGATTCTTCCAAACTGATCGCAAAAATGACTGTAGTCCTTCCTGTACATGACATAAATCAGGTCCGAGGAGAACTCTTCTGTGAAGAGCAGCACATGGTCAGGGTTATCCCTATAGACCTTGGGCGCTATTTGTGAATACGTGGCACTTATGCCATAATTTTCAGAGAGCTCCTTGATGGCCCTCTCTGCGATTTTGTCCTTGGCTATCTGCCAGGGAGACTTCTGTTTTTTCATAGATTATAGGATTTGGTGAATCTTGCTTTTGGCAAAATCGGCTTTGAAGAGTGTGAGACAAGGCTCACCATTGCGCACCTTCAGAAAGTGCACAGCAAGGGTGTTCATGTCAACAGGTATCTTCTTTGGCCCATATTGCTCTATCCCGTACTTAGCGGGTCTGTTAATACCAATAAGAATATCAGTGAATTGTAGAAGGGCGTCTGCCCCAAAGATGTCGCTGTCTTTGACAAAGTTGCCAATACTGGCGTTCTTGACTCTGTCAACACTTTCAATCTCTCTGTTCAATTGACTAAGCACGATGAATGCTACGGGTAACCTGCGCCTTGTTTCAGCGAGCATGTTACCCAGGTTGTATAATGTTTCTATTCTGTCTTTCTCACTAGCGCTTTTCTTGAGTAGTAGGCTGTGATCGAGGGTTATAAGCACTGGTTTTTGTTTTGCTTCGTAGAAGTCGTAGATTTTCTTTCTCATACCTTCCACGTCCAAAGGCCTTTCGTAAGTATAAATTTCCTTATGTCTATGCTCATCGCAGTATTTGATGGCGGAGTCCAGGTCTTCATTGCCAAGCTCACCTCCAACAGAGGCAAGCTTTCTGACTCCAATACCTGTATGTCCACTGATCTCACGCAATGCAATGTTCCTGGCAAGCATCTCAAACTGGAAGTCAAGCACACAGAAGTCCTGCTCAGGATTCAACTTGAAGGCTTCCCTGCTGATCATGCTTCCAATGAGTGTCTTGCCACTGCCAGGTCTTCCAGCAATAACAGTGAGGCTGTTCCATTCAAGCCCATCCATGGACTTCTCATTGAACTTCTGCCAAGGAGTCTTTATGCTCCTTATCTCCCCTGTCTTGCGTTTCCTGGCATAGGTTATAGCCTGGTCATAAGCTTCGGAAATGTGAATAAAACCTTGTTCTTTTAGGCTTTTGGTCATAAGGTAAAGTTATACAATAGATTTAAACTTCGAAAGTTTACCAGTAAATAATATCTTTCTTAAACTCAGTCAATTGTGAATTAACCTTGTTGAAGACATCATTGCAATCCCATTCATGTAGTCGTTGATAGGCTGCAAAGGCAGGGTGGGCACAAGTGAGAACCTTGTGATGCTCACCTATGATTGAATCAAAAGACTGGGCTTGTTTACCCATCAAGACCCATATCAATCCCGACTGCCTAAAATTAAGCATATCTATTACATATTCCATGAAAGGCTTCCATATGTGGGTATGTTTGCCAGTTTTTGTCACTTCTGTTGTAAGGGCGGTATTAAGTAGCAATACTCCTTGACTGGCCCACCTACCCAAATCACACTTGGTGGTGTCAGTGACCTCCTGCCTCTGTTCTATAGGCACAGTGGACTCTATAGCCCTGAGCATGTATCTGAGGCTGGCCTCTGGCTTGAGTAGATTACCACAACTGAATGCCATGCCATCAGCGACCAAAGGCTGGGGATATGGATCTTGTCCAATGACCACTACTTTGACACTATCCACAGGACATCTCTCAAATGCTGTGAAGAGTTGCTTAAGGGCAGGAGTGAACCTGCGTCCTTCCTCATTCTCCTGCATAAGGAACTGGACAATCTGATCAAAATCACTGGATCTCAGGAATCCTCTTAGGAACTCAGACCACCCACTGGGTCCAAGCTTTTCAATTAATTTGTCGCGGATTTGCTCCGCAGATAGTTTTTCTTTAATTTCGCTCATGTAAACTATTAAAATTTAAATTATGGCAAAAACTTATGTTGATATGTTTAAGCCAGGGGCAGAGGTCGATGTGACCTTTACCTCTGAAGATGTCGTAAAACTGCAGGCTATCTTGTTCAGGCATATGAGCAAGAAAAACCAATTGGATGATGATTCCTGGTCCACTATTCTCGATCTTTGTTCCCGCATCGAGGACTGTGCAAAGAGACAGGATAAGATGGAATCTAAAGAAATCAAATTCTGATGGAACAACAGCAAAACATGATCGAGGTCATCAAACCTGATGCGATCATACAAATCAAACTCAATCGTGACTTCTATACAAGGCTTGTTTCAGTGCTTAATGCCCTGATGGAGCCAAGGTCAGTGGATGAGCTCAATGAGGCTGCAAAACAAATCGATGCCAAATCAGTGAGCGAGCCATGGATCTATAATTATGAGACCATGCTTTATCTGGTGAAGGCCTGTGAGGACTATTGCAGGGCCCACAGTCTCACTGAAATGCGAACCATTGACGATCTCAGGGAGGAGTCTCAAAAGCAAGAGGAACAGTACAAGGCCAGCATTGCTGACAAGTCTGATCCTCAATAAAGAATACACCCTACGTCCTCACCTATGAGGATACATGCCTCTATTGCCATGGACAATTGCTCCTTGCTGCAATCAGCAAAGCTTTTGACATACTCCAAGGGAGCTCCCTGAAAATCCTTTGTTTTGACTGTAAGACCAGCTTTTCTCTTAACCTCGAGTTTAACATCCTCGAATTCATTACCTGTACAATGCGCAAGCTCCCTTATAAGGGCGTGAACCTTGGCAAGCTGCACCAGACTATGATCATCCTTGATGACCTCATACATCGCATGAACCTTGGTCCCTGGCTTCAGGTGACCAAGCATGCGCTCATACTTTTGCTCTTCTTTTTTCGATGAGGGGGACATTTTGCCCCCATCACCCATAACATACTCAATGATCGTATACATACTTGTACTTTATTTTGTCTTGATCAAAATCCTGCAGGGCCTTGCGAACCCAGTTCTCATCCACTGTCTTGGCATACATCAGGATATGGACTGTGGCCACCTCTTCTGGAGACAACCTCAGCACCCTTCCTATTCTTTGCGCCGATTTCCTCTCATTACCATAAGCATGCATAATAACAGCATTACGAAGCCCAGGAACATTAACACCCTCATTGAGCTGTAATACACAAGATAGTCTTTCAATAGTTCCATCCTTCAACATTTTAAGGTTTTCTTCACTGTCTGGATTCTGACTATGGTAGCTGTGGGGACATAGCTTGTCAGCCTGCTCCTGGGTATTGGCAAACACTATGCACTTGCCTTCTATCCCAGACATCAACTTGACCACATAATCCTCCTTGCTCTTGTAGGCCATCATCCCCCTCATGCGTGAGATACGGAAATACTGATCATCCTTGGGGTTGGTGGCGTTGTGTATCCTGTCAGTCCAATAATCATAATTGGCCTTCTCACTGGTCTTGAACTCCCCTGTCTTGGTTTTGACAAAATGGTTCATCGAAGTGCCCAGGTTCATGACATGAATGATAATCCTGTAGTCATTAAGTATGCGATCGCTAATAGCATCATCAGTAATGTAGTGATAAGCGATAGGACAGAACTTAGCCACCATCTCCCCCTTTTCGCTTTTCCTAATCCTAGGAGGAGTACCAGTGAGACCAAGAATTCTACCACTAAACATATCAAGCCAACGCATATGAGTATAAAGAAGGCTGTGGCACTCGTCAAGATAAAGGACATCATAGGACCTGGATTGTTTTGTTAAAGATAAGTAAGTTGTTACGGTGACCCTGTCCTTGAGGTGGGTCATACCAAATTTGAACATGTCGTCAAACCAGCTTCCAAAGATGCTCTTCTTGGGGGCGACGACCAGGAATCTGGCATCAGGGTTGACTTCCCTGAGATACCAGTCCATGTGCTGTAATCCAATATATGTCTTCCCCACACCCATGCTCAAGGCCAGACCACATCTGGTCATCTTCTTGGCTACGGAAAGGGCTGACTTCTGGACAGCTTCGCGTTTTGATTCTGTAATTTCTTCAGTCATTGTAATTGTTTTTGAAACCAGTGGGGGAGTCGAACCCCCATGCTGATCCATAAAGGAACAGTGTTGCCATTTACATCAACTGGTTTTCATGTCTATTCATTTTTTACTAGTTGAATCAGTTTATCTAGGCAAGCTTGTTCTGCTTCTTCATATGTATTATATTCTTTCAAGTTTGCAACTACAGTATGATTTCTAGATAAAAGATCTGTTTTATACTCATGAATTATTGTATAGTAAGGATTACCATATTCATTATATAATCTTTGAATCCAAGAGCATATACCATGCTTTTCTCTAAACCATCTAAATGCTTGTTGGTAAAGTGGTGCTGAACAATTCCAAGTATCTTCTTTACTATTAGTATAATATTGTTTAATACTCATAACTGTAAGTCCAAACACTCCTTTTTCATCATAGCAACCAAAACAAGGTTCATCAAACCCTAATTCTTTAAGAGCTAATGCTTGTTCATAAGGGATAAATTCTTTATTCATATCTATTTTTTTTATATGTTTCGTTGTAGTATTGTTCTGCATCTGAATTTACAAAATTTGAATGTTTAGCCATATACCAACCATCATTTAAAGCATTAACTATCTGCTCCTTCTCCATTGCTTTGGCTTGTTCAATAATATCTACTGGTATCAATCCAATAAAATCTTCTACTTGGTTAATTAACCATTCTACTGCTGTTTGCTTTTTCATTTTCTGTTTTTTAAGTCCAATATCATATTGCATAGTTCGCCTTGAACGCTGCAGTTCTTTGATTCAGTACCATGTATTGTCTTCTTGGGATCAAGAGTCTCTTGGTATCTTATCCATG